TGCAAGCTAATCATTAATGAACTGATCGAGCGCGTATCATCTGTTGTAGGCGTTGCAAGTGAGCTTGAAGATGCTTCCTGTATGCTTTCAAAAGAAATCGAAAGCGGTCATTATGACGAAGATTGATAATCTTTTAAACCGAGTAGTGGAGGCGAAAATGACCAAATACCGCAGAATGATATTTGCGAAACGGCATGAATCTCATCTGATGTATCTTGTCAGGCTCTATTTCCACAACTGGAAAGATTATTTTTTCGGTGCTTTGGCGGGATGCTTTATTGCGTGGTTTTTGGTCTATAGCGTTGATGCAAGAGCCGATACAGGCTACGAAAACGCTGTGGCATGTATAGCCCTCAACATCTACCACGAAGCCCAATTTGAGCCGTATGACGGGCGCAAGGCGGTAGCATTTGTAACTCTTGAGCGAATGAAGAAAAGCGGAAACGAGGTTTGCGAAGTTGTGTTTGCCAAGCGGCAATTTAGCTGGACGCATCGGGCAATGGATGGCGCAAAGCTACATCCTGATTACGTTCCAAAAAATACAATCAGTTGGCGCAAGGCTCAATATGTGGCACGTATGGCTATGAGTGGAAATTTGAGGAACCCTGTACCTAGAGCAACACATTACCATGCTTCATACGTCCGGCCAAAATGGGCAGACAACATGAGGTATTTGGGGAAGATCGGAAGCCATTTGTTTTATTCGGAGAAGTAAATATGAAGATCACAACGGAAATTATACGGCGCGTATGGGATGACGAAGATGGTGTATATTTTGAAATACGTCCAGATCAAGATGGACTTGGCGTAATTGAACTGCATACGCCGGATGAGAAGAGCCAGAAATATTATGGGAATGTGCGATTCTCTATGGATAAGGAAACGGCTCGTCAAGTTGGGGCTGCATTGATTGAGGCTGCGGATGATGTCTAACTTGCCACTCCACGTTCTACAACAGCAAATTGTGGAACTTGAAAAGCAGCGTGATGAATTGCAACGCGAAACTGCACGATTGCGCGCAGCTCTGATCGAATGCGAACATCAAACGCATAGCATGAGGGTGTGGGGAGGGCAGTCGTGGTCATATCATCCGCCGCAAGCTGGAAAAATTGCGAAGGAAGCAAGAACTGCACTTGATGTGCCAAACATGAAACAGTCACCAATTGATTTAATGAAATGCGAAAAATGAAACAACAACTATCAGCATGGCATCCTCCAAATGTTAAGCCAGTACACATTGGCGTGTATCGTGTGCATTCAAATAAGCGGTATTCGTGGTGGAATGGTACGTGGTGGGAGTTAAGGAGTAATTCTGCGTTTAACGCTGAGATGCTTCAAAGAGTACGTGACAAATTTCAAGGTAATAATTGGCGCGGTATTGTGCAAAATCCTGACATTGCAAAGATGGAAGCGCGCGCAGCCGGATTGAGAACGTTTCAAGGCAGCAAATGCAAGCACGGACACGATGGAATCAGATATACCAGTACCGGCCAATGCGTATCCTGCATGAAGATTTACAACACATTCACTAGGCATATAACAGAAAAGGGGCAAATGAAATGAACGCACCAGCAACTAAAGAACAAAGTCCAGTATCGGCTTTCAGCAGCTTCATGGACAAACTTAAGCCACAAATATCCAAGGCGCTTCCGTCGCACATGAACGCCGACCGGATGACGCGCCTCGCGCTGACCGCATTCAGCTCAAGCGAGGCTCTGCGCGAGTGCAGCCCAAATTCCATCGCTGCATCAATTATGACAGCGGCGCAGCTCGGACTTGAGCCTGGCATCAACGGGCAAGGATACCTGATCCCATACAAGGGCACATGCACGTTTGTGCCTGGATGGAAGGGGTTGGTAGATCTTGTTGCCCGCAGTGGGCGCGCAACGGTTTGGACGGGCGCGGTTAGACTCGGTGATGAATTCGAGTGCCAGCTTGGCGATACACCATTCTGCAAGCACAAGCCGGGCGATGAGGATGACGACACGCCATTTACCCACGTCTATGCAATCGGGCGCGTGCGTGATGCGACTATGCCGGTGATTGAGGTATGGAGCCGCGCAAAGGTTTTGAAGCACCTGAAGAAATACAACAAGGTCGGCGGGCGGCATTATGCGAACACTGACGAAAATAATCTGGAAATGTATGCGCGTAAATGCGCGCTCTTGCAAGTGTTGAAGTACATGCCGTCCAGCATTGAGCTATCAAATGCCATCGTTGCCAGCCATGCCGCCGAAGAAGGGCATGGAGTCACAATCGAAAACGGAATAGTCATCGAAACCGAAGGAAATCAAGAGGCTGGTGATAATCAGAATGGAAAGCTGCTTGACTGCACACCTGATCAGTTCGCCGAGTTGGCGAAGGAATGGGAGCCGCTGGTGCGCTCAAAGAAGAAAACGGCGAAGCAGGCCATCACAGCAATTTCAACGATCTGCGTATTAAACCAAGAGCAGAAATTCCAAATTGACGCATGGCAAACGGAGGGGCAATAACATGATACAACTAGACGTAATCCAAGGGGAACAGAATTGGCACGACGCGCGCGCTAAATATAGGCGTACAGCATCGCTTGCTCCTGCAATGATGGGGTGTAGCAAGAAAAAAACACGCTCCGATGCCATCAAACTTTTGGCTACAGGAATTGAAGCAGAGTTCAGCCAGTGGGTGAAAGATAATCTTCTGGATAAAGGCCATTTGATTGAGAGCTACGCGAAACCTCTGGCTGAAAAAATCATAGGGAAAAAACTCTACTCGATCACGGCAACCAGCGACGACGAATACTTGCTTGCAAGCTACGACGGACTTTCCGCTGATGATGAGGATTCGTGGGAATGCAAATCGTGGAATGAGCTAAAGGCGGCAGATGTACGCGCCGGGGTAATACCAAGTGAAGATGTTTGGCAGGTTGTCCAGCAGCTCGCGATTGGTGCAAAGCGTTGCCTATATATGGTTACGGACGGCACGGAAGAAAAGACCGTTTATTGCTGGCTGCATCGAGAAGATGCAGATATTGACCGGCTTGTCGCCGGGTGGAACCAAATGGATGCGGATGTCGCCGCCTACGTTCCTTCCGAAATTAAGGAAATGCCAAAGGCCGACACCATCTTGGACTTGCCAGCCCTGTCCGTTCAGGCAACCGGCATGGTCACTTATTCAAACCTGCCAGAGTTCAAGGCATCGGCTGAAGCATACATAGCTGCGATCAATACCGATCTGGTGACAGACCAACACTTCGCCGATGCAGAGGCCACGGTGAAGTTTTGCAAGACCACTGAAGACACGCTGGAGATCACCAAGAAAGCCATCCTCGCGCAGACATCCACAATCGACGAAGTGATCCGCACGGTTGACCATATCCAGGCGCAGCTCCGAGATAAGCGGCTGATGCTGGATAAGCTGGTGAAGTCTGAGAAGGAAGCGCGAAAGCTGGCGATTGTCAGCAAAGCAGGAAACGACTTCGCGGAGCATATCATTACTCTTGAATCCGAGACAAGACCGATCAGGTTGAACGCGACTAGCCCGAACTTTGGCGAAGCAGTCAAGGGGTTGAAAAGCTTGTCGTCAATGCAAGAGAAGATTGACACTGTGTTGCGCGACGGCAAATTCGCAGCCGACCAAACAGCCAAGGACATCCGTGCCAAGCTGGCATGGTACAAAGAGCATGCTGCCGGCAAGCATGCGCTCTTCCCAGATCTGCAACAGATCATCATTAAGCCGATGGAGGACTTCACGCTGTTAATCACCAGCCGGGTAGCGAATGCCAAGGCCGAGGAAGACGCAAGGTTGGAGGCAGAGCGAAACCGCATGGAAGCCGAAGCCACAGCAAAGGCAGAGCGTGAAGCGTCAGCCAAGATTTCACAGGAAGAGGCGCGCATCCGAGCCGATGAACGCGCTAAGACAGAAGCTCAAGCCAAGATCGAGCGCGATGCTTCTGAAAAATTCAATGCCGAGCAGGAAGCTATTGCAGAGCAAACGCGCAAGGATGAGGCTGCAAAGCATGTCACGCAGCACGATCAAGTAGCAGAAGCTGAAGCCAAGGAACGAACGAATATTGAGGAAGAACAATCAGCGACGGCTATGAAATGTGATGGAAATCATGGCGGGCCGCGTTGTGGTGATCCTGAATGCTGGAATACAGATGACACTGCGCTAGTCGCAAAGCCCGGCAATGTAGTGGTAATCGAGCATCAAGAAGAAATCAGTTCGTTCCTGCATGCCCGCGACTTCGGAAAGGATGCAAACCGCATTCGGGCAATTTTGGTCGAGTTTGTGAAGCACCAGGAAGCGCGAAAGATGAAGGCGGAGTGTAAGTTGAACGTAAAGTTAGGGGCTAACTTTGGAGAAGATAATGGAAACATCGCTAAAAATCGAAACAAAAATATATGACCACGGAATTATAGAGCAAGTCACCAAAGGCGGGATTGGCAGCATCCGAGATGAATATGTGCGAACAGTTATAAGAACACAAGACCAGCAAATTCGTGATGCTCTTATTTCACTTGGATGGACACCGCCGCCCAACGCAATAATTCAGGGGCCGCGTAGCGGCCGCTGGAATGGAGGGTTGTGCGCAATCTTGCATAAGGTGAAAAACCTATTTGCGCACAAACACAGATGGATAGATTCTGGATGGAACCAGTGGAGCATTGCGACAGAGCAGCATTGCAAATGCGGCGTGTATCGGCATCACCTTTGGGATGATGTGAAGGGCGCTGGTGTTTCATGGCGTGACGGGAGACATCCGAAGGCGCACAACGTGGAGCTAACCGGGCGCGCTAAAACGCCCAAAACAAAAACATAACACGCTGGCCGCGCTCCGGTTGAGCGTAGGGTTAGAAGGCTGATAACAATGAAAGGTAAAAATGATGACTTATGAAGAGATGCACGCAGTAGCGCAGTATCTGTACCAACTGTTAGACGATATTGATACGGCAGGAGATATGGCGAAGAGCGATGACAAACTATATAGGGGGATTGTTGAGCGCACACAGACCAAGAAAGGCTTAGTGGTTGCTGATTGCGATGGCTACACCGTGACATTTCGGGCGCTGCCTTCTAACGTTTGAATTAAGGGGCAGGCCGCTTTTGGCCTGTCCCTCTTGAATGATGGGTTCGACCCCTATTTTAATCGGAGAATGAATATGAACATGATTAGCACATTGCGGCAAAGAGTCCGCCAGTATGGAACAGCTACCATAACGGCAAGCGAATATGACCAGCTGCAAGCTGAATGGATAACAAGAACACAGCTTGAGCCATCGGGTTACTGCGCTTTAGGTGACAAGTGCAATTGCGGCGGGGACACAGAAGGAGTGCGATCAGGTTGCCAAAACTGGAAGGGGTCGAACGAAAAAGTTAACTCGGTCGCCGAAGGCGATCCGATGGAGGCCGGAGGCCGGAATGAAAGTTGAACGGATTGTTAGGCGTTTTCGGAGCGCCTTTAGAACAAACGAGCCGCAGGTTACGGCTGTTATTGTGTTCACAGCGATGAACGGTATAGCACTTGCAAAGCGGACAAGCGAAACGCCGTTCTGGTTCGTTGTTGGTGTTCTGGCATTCTGGCCGGTGCTGGCATTTTTGGCTAATTTGTGTGACCCGATACCGGAGCCACATGGCGATGCCTAACGTGTGAGTTCAGGGGCGCGCCCGCTTTTGGCGCGTCCCTTGCAACGATGGGTTAGCCCACACGCGCGAATAAATTATAAATATACACACATAATTCTTGACAGTTAGATATATGTGTGTATAATACTAATCATGGTAAGCAATAACGCGAACCAGTGATTAGGAGATAAAATTGAACTCACCAAAATTTGAAGTTTTTAAGACCCAAAAAGATGGTAAACCAGCCGTTGAATTGGTAGTGCGGAACGCAATGGCAAGCGCAGAATTGCAAGCCCTTGTGGAGAGCTTGGGCTACGAAGCAACGCCAGACATTGCAAACCGCCGCCGCATTTTTTGCACTACACCAGCCGAGGTAGATGCAGCACGTAACCCAATCGCAAAATTTTTTGATGCGAAAGGAGAATGGAAATGAGCACATATGCCAGTATTTTTGACTCAAACAACACGCCGATTTTTGACGGAGGCGAAATTGGCACGGATGCGGAATTTGAGGCGCTGGCAATACGCGCCGAAGAGTTTGCCGCCGCAGGCACTAAGTGTTGCATCCGGTGGGAGCGCGACGACGATGGGCAAGTAGCATATTGGGGCGCGCAGGGCGCAACGCTAAAGCCTTACTGGTACTCAAAGCCAGGCAGGCCGGAGGAAATGCAGGGCGGGAAGCGTCGCAATGTGTACCTCGATGATGCAAGCTGGGCAGAGGCCGTAAAACGCGGCAACGGCAACGCCAGCGAGGGGATACGCAAAGCGTTGGATTGTGGGGGCTAACGTATGAATTAAGGGGCGCGCTTTAGCGCGTCCCGCTTGAATGACGGGTTGTGCGTCAAAACGTAACTACGGAGTAATGAAAGTGGACAAACAGCAAACACTTATAGCAGATGAAACGAACAGCAATAATCCAGACAATCACTGGATAGGAATGCCTGAGTTTGTGCAAGAGAAACAGAAGCCATTTGCTCAGATAATTTGCCGATTTGAAACGCAAGAAGATTTGGATTCGTTTTCTCAATTGATAGGGCAAAAACTTACACCAAAAACTAAAAGTATTTGGCATCCGTTTAAAAGTCATTGGGGCGGGATAAAGGGGCGCTATAAAGATGAATCCTGAATACCCTATATTCATAGTGTCAAAGGGTCGGTGGGAGTCTAGGCTAACAAGCAAGGCTCTCGAAAGCATGGGTGTTCCATATAGGATAATCGTTGAGGCTCATGAGCGCGAAAAATACGCATTGGTTATTGACAATAAAAAAATACTGACGCTTCCGCAGAGTTATTTAGACGAATACGATACTTGCGACAATCTTGGTAGTTCAAGAAGCAAAGGCCCAGGAGCGGCACGTAACTTTGCATGGGATTACGCAATCGCAATCGGTGCCGAACGTCATTGGGTTATGGATGATAATTTAGATGCGTTTCATCGCCTGAATAGAAACACGAAATTTGAATGCAATACTGGCGCTATTTTTAAGGCTGCGGAAGATTTTGTTGATAGATATGAAAATGTGCCGATTGCTGGATTCAACTATTATTCATTCTGCAAGACAACAGATAGAGTCCCGCCATTTATTTGCAACACACGGATATATTCTTGCTTGCTGATTGATAATTCAGCACCGTACAGGTGGCGCGGACGCTACAATGAAGATACTGATTTATCTTTGCGAGTGCTAAAGGATGGATTATGCACGATTCAATTTAACGCATTCCTTTGTGGTAAGGTTACAACGCAACGCATGGCGGGAGGAAACACAAAAGAGTTTTATGCCTCAGAGGGAACAATGGCGAAATCCCAGATGATTGAAGATTTACATCCAGACGTTGCAAAAGTTGTATGGCGGTTTAATAGGTGGCATCATCATGTTGATTATCGTCAATTCAAAAATAACAAACTCATAAAAAATGATGGTTTATATGTTGAGAAAAATATAAATAACTACGGGATGATTTTGACGCACAACGTATAATGTACACCCGAAAAATTCCGACAAATACACCATGAAACTCTGTAACTCTATGAAAACACGATTATATTATTTTTATCTTGCTCTGAGTTTTGCGACAACGTAACTAAATTACTATGCTATTTTGCTGCACCCTTAACTTTCTCCCAGCTCCGGCCCGCTGTATATCCAAGCATAACAGTGCCAAACAGGGTTAGGATAGGTTCTGGGATAGCATCTAACCAGCCCTTAAACCCAACCGTAAACGATGCAGCTTTATCAGGCGCGAACATGAACAAAATACCCATAGGAAGCGACCAGAGAAGCAACAAGTAAACGACGTAAAGAAATGTTGGCCTTGCCCTGCTTGTCCAAGGGTCAGGGCTTTGTGCTTCCGCAAGAATAGCCGAGAGCTGTATTTTAATCTCATCAAGTTGTCCGGCTTGCTGCGCTTTCAAAAGTTCGAGTTTTGCAGCTTCACGTTGAGTTTGATCCGGGATGATTTTGTCGATTAGTTTGCTGCCAAAATCGAATAGTGAACCGAGTCCTGTTAAATCCATGATTAACCTTTCAAGTCTGATAAAAATTTAGTCCAAGGAAAACCGTTTCCCGGATCGGATTTTCTGCCGGGTGATACATCACTATGCCTTTTAATATCGGTAATACCATACAACTTTATCCACTCTTTGCACTGCTCGACCAACGCTTCATATTGAGCATCTTTGATATATGGCGTTTCCATTTCTCGTTTGAGTGACATCCAGTCATACCGACCTTGCACCATTATCTCAATTCCTAGTGATCCAGAATTGAAACCTCGCGCGTGATATGCTCCTTGATCGTCATCCCTGCACCTGTATATTGTACCGTCTGGAGCCACAAGAGCATGTGAAGATAATGCTTCTTTCAACAAAAAGTTTGGAGCATGTAAAAATTCGTTACCGTTTCCGGTGAAAACATATTCACCCATTGCGTGAACAATAATGCTTTCTGGCTTCTGGTGCGCGGCCCCGTATTGGTTATAAATTTTTACGATGTTCATTTTCCGCCCTTTACAAATCCAATACCAGCTAGCACAAGCGACCCTGCAATAACAAGCGCAAGGAATCCACGCACGAACATTGTGGTCGCTGTATCATAAGCGTCCAGCAGCTTATCAAGACGCTTGTGCTGATTGTAATGAACCTCTTCCTCAATATGGAAAGCCTCTTTTGTTTTGCTTGCAACCGCGTCGGCAATGCGGTTTATATCATCATCGGATAGTGCGCTTCTGCGTTCTTCTGTCATTATGAGAACTCCCATACAAGAACGCGGCCAGAACCGCCTTTGCCGCCACTGGTGCCATTCCCCGCACCACCGCCGCCGCCATCACCAGAGTTTGCAGCACCAGCGCCGCCGGTTGATCCAACACTGGCAAGTCCACCAATGCCCAGCGCACTGGCACCATTAAATGCAAGCTCAAACGTAGCAGAGTTTGTCATCAAACCGCCTCTTCCACCACTTGCAGAACACACTGTAGAAAATGCAGTAAACCCACCATCTGTTCCAGCCCCACCAACCCCACCAGCCCCACCAGATCCGACCCGCACAACATAAGTTCCGCTGACTGAATCTATTTCTGCCCATTTCTTTTCCCCAGCGCCGCCGCCACCCGCGAAATTTGTGTTGATTCCTCCTGGCCCACCTGCGCCTCCGCCGCCATCGCCAACACAACACACAATAAGGCTATGCGTTCCTGATGTCGGTGCCCAAGCCGAATCTGTCGCAAGTATTTCCTGATAGTTATAGAGCGTCCCAAACTTCCCCTTGGAAAAATTCGGCGCAATCGCAACTCCATTATCATACAGTTGCGTCATTTTTGCGCTGGTCAAAATTGACCCATACGCAAATGAAAGATTAGTCCATGCCATTTTTCAACCCTCCATCAATGAAATTCATAATCTTTGCCAAGCACTCTGGACATATTGATGGATTGCTCACACCATTGAATACCACTCCTTGAATGCTCCCCCATCCTAACCATCCGGCATTCGGTTCTGGTTCATGCGCCGTGTTTCCGCAAACATCACATTGAATTGTTCTGAGTACAGCCATTTTATTTTCTCCTCTTATGTTAATACCGCTGCTGAATCAAGGGTGGATACATCCAAATAAAAGGCCGAAAAATATTGCGACCGATCTATCTCTATGGTCTTTTTGCCAGTCTGCATATCAGTTGTCATGCCCATCACCCTGAATGTGTCATCGACCTGCAAGAACGAATCCTGGTACACAACAGCATCACCAATCTCAACACCTATGGATGTGAGCGGTGTGGTGATGCTGTATTTATTTTGCATATTTTTATTTGTTACGATCATACGCTGCGCGAGATTCAACGCACTGACCGAATCTGTGAGCCATACATAATTTTCCGACACCACCTCTTCACGCAGGCCATAACTCACTTGGCTGTCAGATGATAGATCAATAGCCGTTATCCCGAATGATTGTGAGTCAACATTGTATGCCGCGCTGACCGCCGCACGGTTGATTAATTCACGATCATCGAGTGTTGCTTGCGCATCCACAGTACCAGAATCCGCCAGGGTAAATGATGGGGAGCTGGCAAGAGTGAAACGTACAAATTTGATCTTACCGTTTTCATCGTATATGGCGGACTGTGTAAGTTGCGACAGCCTGCGCAGAATATCAAGAGGCGGCTGGCCAGTAAGGTGCGCTTGCACGCGCACGTTGTCGATTGAAAAAACGCCAGACCAAGAGCTGAAGCTCAGATAATCAATATCTGGATTGCTGCTGTTTGCAACGGCAGACAACCCACCCATTGAGGTCATCGCGTACCATGCGAGATCGTGCACTAAATAATTAGATGCTGTGTACGAAACAGGCGATGTGCTGTCCCCGATCTTCCTGTCCGTGAGTTTGCGCAGCTTATCAACCAGTGTCAGGCTGCACGCGCCTTTGTTATAGCGCACGGCATCAATGGTTCCTTCAAACATTGTCAGCATTGATGCCAGCTCAAACCCAAGCGATAGGGAAACCTCATTGCGCATCTTGGTTGGATCGCTCGCAAGAAAGTTGAAAGTTCTATCCTCATTAGATAACTCAATGGTGACTGTCTTTGGGTTGATGTCATTCCAAACTTTGCTGATCGAAGGCCAACGAACCACCTTGCTTGAATAATCACTGGTTCCTATCAAGAATTGTCTTTCCCACATGGCATTCTCCTGTTG